CATGTCACCCATCAGGGCTTGGATGAGGAAGTTCCTGTTGGCTTCCATGTCACTAATGACCAGCCGTTCATTGTCGTTTGGCCTGTAGAGACGACATGGGATAGTCTTCATGTCCTTGTCATCGGACACAATGATTGCTTCGGTGTTTGGTAGAGAAGCCATGATGCCCATGACGTCATCTGCCTCTAAGCAGTCCACCATGATGCTATCGTATTCTTCCATAGCCCACTGAACGAGGGCTTTGTATCCTACAGGCTTACGGAGTTTCTTACGTCCACCTTTGTAGGTCTCTAGTATGTCTTTACGGAAGTTCTTTTGACCAGAGATTGTGACTATCACATCTTCTACAACCAGTTCTTTCTTGAACTCATCGACCATAGACGTGAATAGTTTCTTTGCCGCTTTAAGGTCAGTGGCAAGCGACCATACATCATCACCCCAGTCTATCTCATGTTCAACAGCAATAGCCGCCCTAAAGAGATAGAGGTCTCCATCAATGAGTAATGTGGGGGTGGTAAATGACTTCTTTAAGAGTTCTTGTGATTTCTGCATGTATATCCTGTCCGTCAGGGGTCACGTACCAACGATTACCCCAGCTATCTTCATCTATTTGGTTAGTTATGAAGCCCTCACTTGCACCTATGGCAACGTGAAGTGCTCCTACTCTTGCGAAGTCTGATTTGACTGTGAATGGCTTACGCCACGCCCGATCAACGACTATAAAGAGAAGCAATAAGTTCTCTAAGTAATCGTTCTTCTCAGTGAGTGTCAGCCCAAGTTCTTCCCACGGAATATTCTGCTTCAGTGGCAATGTTAAGTCCGAGAGCAACGCCAGCTTCTTGTGCCATTGCTCCAGCGATATTTCCGACATCTTCGGCTATCTCCTTTGTCTTACAGGCGATCTGCATTTCGTCATGGATCATGCCCATTATGAAAGCGTCCTCGCCATATTTTGATTTGATTGTGTCGTAGGTCATCATGAGCCAATGTTTTGCAACAATCGCGCCAGCTGACTGGAGTAGTTGCGAGAGACAGCGATGGCTTGAATTGCCTCGTATAGTCAGCTTTCGACCATCTAGGGCTTTGATGTACCCACGCTTAGATGCTGTCTCTAAGTTCTTATTTAGAGTTGCAAACGCTGGAACTTCTTTAAAGAACTTGTCCTTTAGTTTCTTACCCAAAGACCTGCCACCGCCAGCAACCTTGCCAACCAGTGCATCACCACCACCATAATTTATGGAGTAGATTAGCGTCTTTGCTACAGAACGTGATGTTCCGAATGCTTTCGCATTGTACGAATGAATATCACCTTCAAGTATAACTTTGACATACTCACCACCATCATAGGGGTATAAGTAACTAGCTAGTAACCGCAACTCGATACCTGAGAGGTCTGTACCACAGATATACCAACCCCTTGGTGCTGTGAACAACTCGCGGCACTCTTTACCATAAGGTGAGTTTGCGGATGGTATCTGCTGTAGATTTGGACTTTGGGCTGACATTCTCGAACTGACACAGGAATTGCTATTTAGTCTATGCCGAAGTCTGCCATCAGGACTGCACTTCTTGATCCATGCGGCTGAACCCTCTGCCAACATTCCTATTCGTTTCTGCAAGAGAAAGTATGATGCTAACCTTTTGGCTTCTGGATACGGAAGGGAGTTTAGTATGGTCTCGTCGATCTTCGCTTGACCATTAGGCGTAAACTGCTTTGGTCTCCACTTGTACTTGTCCACTAGACACTTCTGTATGTGTACCCTAGACGCTGGGTTAAAGTAGACTGTCTTAGACTTAACAAACAGTTCACCCTTCACATACCCACGTGTCTTGTTGTTGACTTTAGGATAGAAGTCCTCAGTAACTTCCCAAGGCGGAAACAGTTCCTTTAAGTCTTCCTCGATGACATGGCGTTTCTGTGCAAGTTCAGCATAGAGTTCACCAGCTTTCTTCTCATCGAATGTCCAGCCGTTGCTACCGATCTCACGGCATATAGAAGCCATGCGATGCTCAAGGTCGATAGACTTCTGAGTAGGCTCAGTCTTCATCAACTTCTTGTATAACGTGTCAGTCACCTGAGTATCTTGAACACAGTATGACATCATCGTTTCACTGTAGGCTTCCCACCCACCATCGTAGTCATCCTTGAAGTCACCAAGGCGAAGACCCCAAGCCTTTAAGCTGTGGCTTCCCCAGAGTTTCTTTGGAAACTTAGCGACACTGAAGTTGCGTTCAGCATCCTCATTGAAGAGGTCTCCATGTATAAGGCGAGAGAGAACTAAAGTGTCAGTTACCTTGGCTCTTGTTGTCCACTCTGGATATACAATCTGTATCGCTGGGATGTCGTAGTCGATGATGTTGTGACCTATGATCTCATCAGCATTTGCTAGTAGCTCAAGTGCGTCTTCGATCTGGTCTGGGTTAAACATGCGTACCTCGCCAGTGTCCACCTCACGGCAGACAATGCACCAGATAGTATGGATGGTATCTAAGAGGCCGTTGCTCTCTAAATCGAAGCCCCACCGACTCATCGCTTGTCACCAGAACCCTTGATAACGCCACGTTTCTTTCGAGACTGTAGTTTCTCATGGTTCATGGCGGCTACCTAATGCATAGTAATGCCAAGGTCTTTTGAAAGTGCCGCGATATACCAAAGCACATCTCCTAACTCGTCGCATATCTCAGCTTTCTTTTGCGCTGGGATTGTGTCCATGCCATCAAAGGTTACATCTTGATCTCTGATGAGTTTCTTGATTTTACCAAGGACTTCACCAGCCTCATTGGCTAGACCTAATGCTGGGTAGATGACCTTCCATTTGTAGATCATTGTAGACGCCGCATCTGCTTGATATTCATTCATTGTGTATTCATGGATGCCTGTAGTTTTCATCTGAATAGCTCCCCTTGTGCATTGAGTTGTCTTGTTGCTTTGAAGATTTGCTGATTGCGTCCATACGGACTTTTGCGCTTCCCTATGACTTCGATAAGTCCAGCGTCTTTCAGCCATTTAAAGTGGTTGGTGATTGAGCCATACGGCATGTGCTTGAGTGCCAGCTGTACCTGTGCACTGATGCAACCTTTGTCGCCAGCGGCTTGAATGACATCAAAGACCATCCGAGTATTCTTTGTTAAATCTGTGTTTGCATACGCCTCGCGAGACGTGCTTGATAAACCACGCATACGTGTTCCTTTGCTTTACTAATGTTTTAAGTTGGGGGAGTTTTTAGAAACCGAAGTTACTATCTGTGGCAGTAAGTCTGCCTGTTTCGCGGTTGTACTGAAGTTCATCCGCTTGGCCTACAAATCCTGTATGCCTATTCTTGAGTACAACAAGTTCTCGCTTGCCTGATGTTGGGTCTTCGCTGTCCACATTCATAGCAATACAAGCAGTCGCCAGCTGTGCTAGGCTGTGGCTTCCTCTGAGCTGTGACAGCTGTGCTCTATCACCACCTTCATGACCTCTTTCGGAGTTTGGTCTCTTTAAGTGTGACACAAGGATCAACGCTAAGTCCAACTCAGTACATAAGACTGTCAGAGTGTGCATGATGTGATCTATCAGAACTCTCTCGTTGTCACTTGCACCAGCATACGAACTAACGAGAATACTAATATGATCTAAGAAGACGACATCACACCCAAGACCATGCTTCATGTATCTGATACGATTACAAATGGTGTCTATGTCAAATGACCCAAAGTGATCAAAGAGGTAGATTTGACCATGGGAAAGTAAGTCATCAAAACCTGTCTTTATCTCGTCTGGTGTTGCCGCATCCTCATCAATCACAATGTTTCTATTGATGTGGAGACCTACGAGACCTTGGGCTGTACGCTTAGTGCTTTCTTCTAGCATCAACATGCCAACCCGTGTTCCTGTCATATGTAAGTTGTAAGCAATCTCACGGATTAATGTAGACTTACCTGTGCCACTACCAGCCACTATAGTCACAATTCCCTGACGTATACCTTTGAGCATATTGTTCACTCTTGGGTAAGGGTACTTCATTGGGCTTTCAGCATCTGGTGTAGCAACAGTCTCTCTCATGTCAGACATCTGGACTATGCCATCTGGCCTGTAGTCAGCCGCCTGATGTATGGCATTAATAATTGCCCCAGCTTCATCTTTGACTAAGCACTCATTAGCATCCTTGTGTGGCAAGACAGCAATCTTAACTTTACCTATGGGCAAGACTTCAGCGCACTCAATGGCGGCCTTACGTCCAGCTTCATCCTGATCAAACATTAAGACTATCTCTTTAAAGTTGTTGAGGTAATCTATGTTCTCCAACAGGTTCTTCTTAGCTCCAGCACTGCCGTTTCTTACGGACACAGTAGCAAACCTATGCTGTTGTATCTGTGACACGCTCATGCAATCTAATTCGCCTTCTGTAATCACCAGCTTCTTACCAGCTGACCAAAGGTGCATACCAAAGAGACCATTGATCTTCCCAATGGTAGGAAACTGCTTGTCTCTGGTGCGTATCTTTTGGCCTGTAGTTTTACCTTTAGCATCCTTATAGTTAGCCACCTGTATCGGCTCACCTCTGTTGTCCTTAGTCACAAAGTAACCAAACTTACGACAAGTCTGCTCAGTCAACTTGCGTGACCTGAGTTCCATGTAGTCGCCTGATAGTAGGCTAATATCTGTCTTGGTTTGCGTTGCGCTGGGCGTGCACTCTCCGTCAGCTGGAGTGTGCTTTAGACAGCTGAAGCAAAACATATGCCCATCGCTGTAGAGGCTGTTGGCGTCTGATGATCCACAGGCATCGCATTGTTCGTGAGACACAAAAGTGCTCATTTCTTGTTCATTCATTTGTTGCTTCCCTTAGATGGGTTGTTGACCCAGTAAATTGTGTTCGGTGGTGTGATGCCCCACATGAACCAAGCATTGCCAAAATGGGGTGCGCCTTTACCTGTGAAATCAACGCGGTTGTTGTAGACCAGTGCAGACATTCCATATTCCATGAACAGGTTGCCCCTGCGTTTGCCTTGGAAGGCGGCGACAGGAAGAAACAGTGCAAACGGCTTTTGTAGGCTGTAGCAATGTTCTATGAAGTCATCTTTTTTACTGTATGGGGGGTTTGTAATGATACCATCGTAGACATCATCTTGTGTTGTACTGAAGAAATCTTTGCCTTCAGAACCTATTATCCTGTAGCCACTTTCGTTAAAAGCATCGACAATCAAACCAGACTTACCACTGGTTGCCTCATAGTAGGTCTTAGACTTGTCTAAGTATCTCAGCAGTGGCTGTATTTGATTTGTTGGCGTGTAGCATTCATCACTTGCTTCATTTGTAGCAAGTCGTCTTACTAATTCTAGTGATGTCATCATTGCTTCCCTTGTAAAGAAAAAGGGCGATCCTAAGACCGCCCTCTGCTCTCTTTATTTGGCTTGCTTCATGCCGATGTGGCATTCCTCAATCCACTCTAATGGTATTCGCTTATGTGCCCATTCGAAACCATTCTTGATGCAAAAGTCAGCATAAGAAGTCTTAGACCCCTTATACAGTTTCGCGTTTGCATTCTGAAAAAGAAAACGTAGGTCAAGGTCAGGTAGTTGCTTCTTGATCAACACATGTTTCTGTCGATCAGCAGTCACCCAGCGTCCTTTAGTTTCTAAGAACCATACACCACCAGCCTTCGGAAGAATGAAGTCTGGAGTGTACTTGGCAGTCCGCGCTGGGATTAGGTAAGACAGTCTCTCAGTTTCGTAGGTAAATGGGATACCTAATCTCCTGAGTTCTTCTGCTACCCCAACCTCAAGACCTGACCTATAGCCTTCCTTGATACCTCGGTATCTATGTTTAGAAGTCAAAGTTATCTGCATTCCCTGTAGGAGCAAATGGTTCATCGATTGCTGAAGTGTCTACAGTGAAACCACCTTCCTCGATTGCTCCAAAGCCTGTTCCGTTCATACCTTGGATTGCTTCGACAATCTGGACAGCTTGTAGTGTGATAGACACCCCACATTGTCCGCTGACCTTATAGACATTTAGGAAGCCTTTCAGTCTTAAACGACTACCACCACCGATCTGTGGTAAGGCATTGGTTGGCACTTTTTGACCAGCTGTGTCATAGAACTCTGGCATATACTTAGACTGTAGCTTAAAAGCCACTTCCCCAGTTTCTTCATCTGTCATATAGGGTACTCTGTAATGAGCCTTCCCATGTTCTTCTTTAGCCGCATCCTCAATGATCTTTATTAAGGGCTTTGCGTCTTCCTGAGACAACAATAGTTCTGACTTATATTTACCTTCGCTGTCGAAAGCTGTGTCAGGTTTCAAGAGGTGGGGGTACTTAGCCACTCCTGTAGGAGTCTGGAAGTTTATCTTTTGTTTCTTAGCCATTCTTTTGTCTTTCTAATGTAAAAGGCCACCTATAGATTCTATAGATGGCCTTTAGTTTGGGAGGAGAAGAAGTCCCTAGAGTCTTAAGATGAGGGAGGGAACTCTAGGGGCTTCTGAAGGGTGACAAAAGTATTAGCTAAAGCAGAATTGGCTCTCCCTTATCCCATGTAAGTCTAGGTTTCCCATTTGTGGTATTGGGTCTACTTCAGACTTCTCGAAGTCATAAGGATGATCCAGCTGTTGCCTCAGTTCCTCTTGCCACTTCAGTAACAGGTTTTCGGCTTCATACATCTCAATGTGGGCTTCACGCACCCCATGATATAGGTCGTCTACATCTCCTGAGATCGCAAAGCTGTCGTGGATCATAAAGAAGTCTTCAGTCATCCCTGCATCCAAAAGTTTTACTATGGTTTTAGCCATGCCAGAGGCGTCTAAAGAGTGTATTAGGTTAGCCGCTACGCTGGCTGTATTCTTCCTTACATCCACCTTACCAGTATCCAGCGATAAGGAGACCTTAGACCTAGTTCTTTGGCCTACTGCTGAGTCAAACAGGAATATCTTAGTCTCCACCCTGTCCCTCTTTAAGTAGTTATGGAAGACCCTAAACCCACTTGGCGAAGTCCAGTTGACCAGCTTGTTTTGCTTGCTGAGTACATTGGTGCACGACTGTATCCACTTCATTGCTTCAGCCGCCTTGGGTAAAGTTTCCACGATGCTGTCATAAGAATGACCAGCAAGGTATCTAGCCGCCACCTTTCGCTCTTTGTTCGTCCGAGCAATCGGGTGTTTCTCTAGCTCACCATAAGACACAGATCGTTGCAAAGGCTTCATCACGTCTTCCATGTATTGCCCTGTCATTCCAGCGACAACCGATGAATATGGGTAGGTCATGCAAGCCCGCTTTTGATTTCCTCTGGTGATACCATAGTCTAACCAGATACGCGCCAGTTCTGCCTTGGTAATCTCATTTTTACCAAAGGCACTGGGGTCATCTAAATCGACCACAAGTCTCTCTGTGACCTTGTCGGCAACTGTCTGATATAGGTCTGCCATTGTGTCTTGGGGGACTAGGTTTACCAAAGCCCCTTCCTCACTACGTGTCAAAAGACTGTAATGCTGAACGCCACTATTAGTCCCATCAAGTGAAATTGGTATGAAGCCAACGAAGTCGTCACCTTCCTCAAGGTAACGAGAATATTCGAAGATTGCGGCTAACATCTGAAAAGGCTTGTCTGCACCTGACCATTGACCCA